AACACGGTAATCGTATTGCAAAGTATTTGTAGGTCTAAAAGATACTTTGTATTCTTTTGGTTTACTCATCTCTTCCTCCCACAAAACTTAATGAAGAAGTCTACTGCTTCCATACGGCTTATAGGCCTATAATTATTTGAACAGCGTCCTTCATTCGCATATCTTTCACGGTTTACTTCTGAGATATACATATCAAAGTTGTCTTTCAAAGACATTGAATGATCTATCTTAAAAGTCGAATTTTCTCCATAGTATGTTGCCATAAATTACTCCTTATATAATTGGTCGACAATTTTTAGTATTTCTTTTTTACCACGAGCAATACTAAGCTCATCTAAACTTTCACCTATCTCTTCAAAAGCATTTGCAAAGAAAGCTAAAGTTTGTTCATTTGTTGTTATTTTTGCTACTACACCAGCCCAAACAAAACAGTCGTAATCGTTCTCAGGACTAATCTCCATTAGCGGTATTTGTTCATAACTCATGATCTCAATACCCCCTCATTCCAATTTTCAGCGACATCTTCTGCCCACGATTCTGAGTGTTCCCAAGCTTCGACAACTCTGATCCTTTTGCCCTTTTCGAACAATTCTATTTCGTAACCTTTACTTGTTTTGTAGATATCAGCTACACGGTTATTCTTTCTGTACGTGCTGATAAGTTCTTTTTCTTCTGTCATAAATCTCCTCCTATAATTAGATCTAATAAGTTATGATCTTCGTTATGCTTCTCACACATAAAATTAGTGCAAGAACTTTTT